AATAAGAATGTTTTAAAAATTCTACTGCAGACTAGATTTAAAAATGCAATGATTTCATTTCTTAAGAATCCTGAAGTTGATTTTGAAGTATTTGTTAAAAAGATTTATTTAAAAACCGATTTAATTAAACCATGTGTAGATGTCTATACTTATTATTGTTTGTTTAAAGATATTTACAACTATAAAAATCAAGAACCATTATCTTAATATCTTTGCCAACCGGGAGAATTTGTATAACCGGGATAGTTCATTGGGTTCTGCTGCCATTGCTTTTGTTGCGCAGCTTGATAAGAATCTTCGCGCGTTGTTTGCTTCAACGAAGATTTCTGGCCGAAATGGCTATAGATCGCATAACGAAAAGCATCAACGGCATGATCTCGTTTCTTTAACGGCTCTTCTTTGCCGCGTAACACAGACTTCTCATCCCAAACATAGCCTTCGATTTCTTTGATCAGATTTTTGCAGCTTCGGCAGATAACCAAGTTACCCTGCGTAAGGAGCGTTGCAATTGACCGAATGCCGTCCAAGACGTCATTATTTCCGTCTTTGGCTGGCATTTTAATTCGCCGAAGTTCGACTTTAAAGCTTGCTGCACTTGGGTCCAAATAAATGAGTCTGATAGGATATTGTGCGAAATCTCGGTGGATATCCATTGCATATTCAGCGTCAGTCTTTTGATAATCCATGACTTTAGAGTCCCAGTAATACTCTTTTTCTGCCCATAGACTAGGTTTATGATCATCATTGTATCCGATGAGTACCGCTGCGAAAGCATTGGAAGTGCCATAGTCGACACCGAGATAATATTCTTTAGCATATGTTGGCGCTGTTGCGACAGTATGGATCTTTGTATCGAAGAAGTCATAGATTGCGCCTTCAGCCAATACCCATTGACCCAAAATGAAGCGTTTATACCAGAGGCCCTGATACTTTTTCTTAAGGTCGTTTTTGATACGATCTGATAGACTGGGATTATCATCTAAGTTGAATTTGAAACATTTGAAAAATTCTGGGTCATTCGAAAATCTATCGATGTAATTCGCTTTAAGCCAATGATATGGACTATCCGGGTTAGTGCCTCCAAATAGTTTGGAACCTTCAATGGTGAGCCTTGAAAACAACATCTCGAAGAAAGATTCTGGTAATTCGGTAATCTCATCGACAAGTGCGCCGGCGAAAGTCGCTCCTTTGATTTTGGCCGAGGCCCGTTCATCATTTGCTCCGATGACGTAGACTTTTTTACCGAATAAATGGAAGAATCCCCTACCTTGGTTATATGCACAAAGATGCCCCGTTAAGTTTTGTAATGGTGTGACAACGTTTCTTTCGCAAGTGTCGCGTGATTTTCCCGTGACGATATATTCGCCTTCGGGACCGCGTAGCAATTCTTCCATGAAACGCAATAATATGACGAAAGACTTTCCAGATCTGACTGCTCCTTCGGCAATGTTGATACGCGCATTTGATTCTTTAAGGAATTCGGTTTGCTTTGGCGATAAATTGGTTATCATTCATTGCTGCCGCTATCTTCCGCTTCTTCTTCGATGTGCTTGGCTTCGGATTTGATGATATCCAAATACTTACCGAACTCATTTCGTAGCTGGCCAAGTTTGTCTTCTTGAGCGTCTTTTGTTCTCCAATGATGCTGGCATCCCAGAAAGAATTGAGCAAAACGCGGATTCAGCTTTTGCGTTAATGCCCCTTTGGTTACAGCATGCTCTTGGTAAGACTTTGCTCGTTGATATGCTTCTCGAAATTTTTCATGCTTTGGAGTATAGCGACTAAAATATTTTGGATTGAATTCGTTCTTGAAACACCAATCACCTAATAAGCCGAATTCTTCGTTAGCAGCAAGATAGTTGACCCAATCGTTAAGACTTTGGGCTAAGATATCGAGATCTCTATCATCATAGTCTGGCGGTCTGCCAGATTTGCCGAAATGCTTATAAGGTTTCCACTCTTGATTTTCCACGATGCACTCCTATAGTCAAATATTTATTTAACATAGAGTGCTTTTCTTTCCCAGAGAATAAAGAAAAATTTGATAACTTTCCCAAATGGCATATTTTTGATAGATTTTGTCCCAATGTAAAGCAGGTTGACAATGGCAGTCTAAGAAATACTCGCCACAAGTGACGCAGTCAGGACCGCTCACAAGGCAATACCGCTAAAACATTATATTCATTGGCAGAAATATAATCGATTTTATCGAAAATCATTTTTTCCCCAGCATAATCACTAATAATAACAGTATCTCCAACTTTAATACCTTTAATATCTGGTCCAACACAAATGACTTTACAATTTCGCTGACCCTGCTTTACAGAATCAGCAATAATAATATTTCCTATGAGATTTTCTTTAGGAATTTCTATAAGTAAAAGTTTGTCTCTAAGTACTTTTAAATCCATTATTTTTTCTTAGATCCTCTTTTCATACCGGAGCACTCATCAATTTTCTTGTCGAATTTCTTGTCCATCCTCAAAAGCTTTTTAATGTCTTTCTTGGCTTTTAGCTTGTCGTTTTTCTCGACATCTTTTTCAACTTTTTTTATCATTCGATCCATAGGTTTTCCTAAATGTTAATTCGTAAATATTGTTCTAAAGAACATGCAAGAATTCATAAAACTAAAAAATAATGATTCTGTAGTCATATTCCCCTGATCTTTTTGATTAATTTTTCCCAATAGCGCCAATAGATGACATCATATTTAGCATGCAAGGCTGCCATTTCAATTTTATCTTCTTTGGACATGAACTTAGCAAACTTCAGGCTGAAATCTGCGGCATATTCTGTAGACATCTTGAGCTTTGACAATCCGATTGCGATATCTGACCATTTTTCTATATCGTCGCGGCTGTTTTCATATTCGGCCTTCATCATGCATAGTCCTGGTCTTCGAGAAATCCTTCGATGATCACTTGCATTTCATAAAGCTGCCATGCTAGATCATTGATAAGTTCGGCAAATCCCTTTCCAAAGGTATATTCCTCCAGAAAGATTTCGAAAGTCTCTTGATCTTCATGATGAACGCGAGAGTTCTTTTGCCATTGTTTGAAGTCTTCCATTAACATAATTTACTTCATTGTTGATGTTTTCTCATTTTCAAGGAGTTGGATAACCGCATCAATTGCTGCATTCTTTAAAGAGGGATCTTTTAGATAATCTTCTCCGAAGTATTCAAATAATTCACCGAGAGTTCTTAATAGATCTCTCATCGATTGCATTTTTGGTTCTTTGAACATCTTCATCAGATTGTCTAGCATTCTTTTCTCCGTATATTATTGAGGGTTTAACTGGACGCTTGCGGCAGAATTCGCAATGGGGATCTTCGCAAAGACCAGAAATCCAAACATCGCATTCTTCGCAATAAGTGGAATCAAAATGTTTATCGTACTTTAGTACATGATCGCAGGTTTTCATTTCTTTTTTTCTTCGCGTTTATTAATTAATTCTTGAATATCTTTGCGATGTTCTTCAACAGAATCCTTTAAATCTGCAATATCATATTTATAATCTACTATCTTTTTATAGTGATCTTTCGTTTCACATTCTAAAGACTCTAATCGTTTCTCGCAGACATTACCATTTTCAATTAATCTAATGTCATTTTGATGCCATAAATCATTCATTTTAATTTCAAATGCAGCAATTCTAGAGTTGACGATTAAAATCACAACAAAAAGAATTACAAAAGCTATTGATAATACAATTTCCCAATCCATTATTTTTTACCCTTTTTTGCTCCGGCTTTGCGCGCTTCTGACAATCCGATTGCTATTGCCTGTGCCTGATTCTTAACAACAGGTCCAGTCTTTGAGCCGCTGTGTAATGCTCCCGCATTGAATTCTTCCATGACTTTTTTTACTTTCTTTTGGTCTTTCTTCATATTATGTAGCCTCCTTAAGGCGTTTCACTTGATGTTTAACTTCGGCCATGTTTTCCATAAAATGATTCAGATCGTTGCTGCCGAAATGTTTCCCCTCGAGCATATGAATAAGAATCTCTAGCTGAGTATTGAGAATGTGATGTAGTTCGTCAGTCAAATCACTTTCGGGCAAGAGCTCGACAATCTCACAGGCCGTTAAGCTCGCGGTGAATGCGGCCATGAAATGCGGCTCAATATTAGTCATAGTCATCCAATGATATTGATTGATCAACTAACGAATCATTTTTGTCGGAATTATTTTGAATAGTTATTGTACAACCGTAAATCATTATCATGCACCAAACAAAAGTCGCAATGAAACCAATCCCGCTAACAGTCAGTGCAATTTTGTCGAATAACTTGCTCATAGCTTTTTAATTTTCTTTAGCTCATCGGCATATTTTGCTGCAAACTCTGCAATTCGCATGCCAAGGTTGTTTAATGAAATTTCATTATCCAATCTGTTTTCTGTCGATATAAGGTGATCTAAAAACTCATCGGGATAAATGGTAAATTGCAAAATATCGGTAAGAAACTCTTTCATTCGGCTTGGACCAAAGACTAACAACGCATTTTCCGCAGTAGGACTCACTTTCAACTCCTTTAGGGCTACAATCTCTATTTCAGTTCGGGGATTTTCTGTATAGTATTTTTTTGATTCGGTGAAAACAATTTGACAATCGTCGGGCCAAAAGATCCCAGTTGCGCAATCGGCATACAGCTTTTCAAGGTTATCGAAGTCAGGTTTGATATTATAAGATTGGAAACCCCATAATTTCGCATTCTTTTGGGCCAAGGTGCAACTTTTTAGGGTTGGGAATGCAAAGGTAAAGGTCACGCCGAAAGATTCAGCCTGGGTCAATTGTGAGGCTTCTAAGGCTAACGCCTTGTTATTGCTCTCGAAAGCATCGTTCCAACTGCGTAGCATTTGCGATTTGATTGATGCCATATCTGCTTTAAGCTGCGGATCGTAAACGAATGGTTTGCCAGCGTGAGAGCATCCGCACTTATGCCGCTGCTTTGCGATTGGCGGTCCGCTAAGAATGATTTTCATTTGACAATCTCAGTTCGGAATCAATAAGTGCAGCTTTCTCAAGCAGTTCTTCGACTATCTCAATTGCGTACTTTTTGCGTATCGGTTCTTGGATATGACAAAGCGTAAAAGACGAATACTTCAGCAATATATTCAAAACAGCATTCATTGCGACAATGTTGCGAATCTTCGGCGGAAAATCCTGTAGGCTGTTAAGAATGTCTTTTGTCAGGTCGCAAATGAATTCTTCAACGTCCGGAGCATATTCGTTGATAATTTGCTTTGACAAAGCATTGACGGTTTCTTGTTCTTCATCCATCTTTTGAATTCCTTTTGGTTTTGACATACTCAAGCGCTTTATCTCGCAACATTTTAGGTGTAATGCCATAATAATTAGCAAGCATATCGATATAGATATCTCTCGGCATCTGCTTGAAATTGCCAATCTCGAAATGATAAAGCTTAAGG